AAAAGATTGGAATCCACCATGCAAACCAAGATCGCTCATGCGAAGGCCACTCAAGACGAGCTTCACATCATCCTTCAGAAACTCGAATCGCTGGAGGATCGTCTCATTCAACTACAGCAAACCAAAGACGCATCATCCATAGCCGAAGGGCTGGATATGGTGTTGATGATGAGGCTGTCGCAGCTCACCCTCAAGCGCCACGCCGTGCTGACGGCTACGCTTGGTGGGCTTGGATACGATTCTATCTCGGAGCTAATGCAGTGCAGTGACACCACCGTCAAGCTGCACCTGAAGGCAGCCATGGGGCTGCTTGACATCCCCAACCGATCAGCCTTACTGTCTTTGCACAAAGACATGCTCGACGGAATACCTGACTCGGCCTACATGCAGAAGTTCGGCATCAGCAAACGCTGGTGGATGGAAGACATGCTGCGTACCAGGCCAAACTTATTAGCCGTGCTGACTAGCACCAAGCCACCCGCCAACCAGCACAGGCACTACCAAACGGAGACTGTATGAACATCAGGACATTGATCAGCCACTACTGCACAGCCAAGGAGCAGCATGGAGTGATGTCGCCCTCGCTCAGTGAAAAGATCAAGCACCTTGACAGGGTGTTCGGCGAGATGCCCGCTAACTCCAGCGGGATAGCGATTGTCGCTGCCGCCAAAACAGCGTGGCCATCCTGCGCACCAGGCACACTCAAGCGCTACTTGGTGCAGCTACGTGCGGTGCTGCGCCGCGCTGAGCGTGACGGTCTGATTGCGCAAGCGCCACTCATTGACGTGCCGTATGTGCATGACGTGGTGTATGTGGATGTCGCCACCTCAGAGATCAAGATGCTGCTTGACTATCTGCAATGGACTGAGCGGCGTTGGTATCCGCTGGCTCTGCTACTGACCCACACCGGGGCCAGGCTGGGAGAGGTGCTAGCTCTCACAGAGAGCAGCTTCACACGCCACGGGGTACGGGTACTGAAGTCGGTAGGTCGAAAAACTAAAACGGTCGAGAGGACTATCCCATACACAGCCAGACTGGCTAAAGAGGTGGCATCAGGAGCCTTGTCTGGTAGCTGGAAACTGGTGCCAGATGGCATCAGCCACCCATCAGTGCCATCGTGCCTTGGTCGGGTTTTGGATGATGCTACCAAGGCCCTTGGCCTACCAACGCTGCGAGTGCATGACCTGCGCCACGCCTTCGCCGCCATGCTGGCAGAGGGTGGGGGCGACCTGGCCGACATAGCCGCTGCGCTGGGTCACACCAACACCGCCATGTCCATGCGTTACCGTGGGCTGGTGAAGGGCAGGCTTACCAGCCTTATGGCCAGTGTTTAGAGCATCGACTCAAACCCAGCCTTGGATTGAGTATCCATCGTCGCACCACGGCTGGACAGGTGCGACCGGTAGAACTCAAGCCAGTGGTCAAGACGCATGACTACCAGGCTTTCTCCAGTCTTCATGTTGTTGCGCCGCTGCATCACCACCGGAACCGGCTTCTCTCCACGCTTCTTATTGATCGCCGTCTCGGCCTGCTGCATGGCTGCATATGGGGCGAACGTCTCCGTTCTCTTGGCCTCGACGTGGATCATTGGTGTGCCATCCAGATCAGCACCGCCATCTGAGCTACCACCACCAGACAGCAGCGCCCTGCGTGCGTTGATTCCTATTTGTTCCTTGAGGTATGCAGCAAGCTCTCTCTCAAAATTCGACCCCTTGGCTTTAGCTCCCCTGCCTGATGCGATTCTGCTGGCCATCAAATTCCCCCTATCCTGGTTGCTTCATTGATCCACCCCTTGACGGTGGGCTGAGACACGCCGACGCGCTCACTGATCAAGTCAATACCCATCGCGCTCTTGTGCAATGCCAGTACCTTTTGCTTGGGAGTCAGGCTCGACACCGTGACCCACTTGCCAGTCACCGCATCCTGGCCCATGCCAATGTAGGTAGTGACGTGGTTGTCCGTGGCTTGGCGCAGCTTGCCGAAGCTGATCTCAAACACCATGCACAGCTTGGCGCTGGCTGGCATGGTGCGCCGGAGATACGTCCATGAGGTACTGCGGGCACCGGTAAAGTCCACGATACCGGTGGCATCGTCAGGCATGGCAGCCTCTCTCTTGGCTTGGTCGAGGTCTTCCACCACCTTGGTCACAATGATCTGCACATCCAGGTCTTTAAGCTGCGCAGTGCTTCCGGCCTCTCTTCCGTGCCCGGTCATTGTTGGCTTGTTGCGGTGATGCACAAGGATGACTGACATGCCTGCATTGCGTATCGCCAGCGCTGCGTTGTTCACTTTTACCCATGAGTGCGGGCTGTTCTCTTCCATCCCCAGCCACGCCTGGCGCACCGTGTCAATCACCACCACCTGTGGCTTAACCTCTTCAATGATCTGGCCCAGCTTCTCCATCTCTTCTTGTGTGTTCAGGCACATCGGATCATCTGCCACGTTGGCGTTCCAGATCGTGAGCCCATCGTCCATCTCTCCAAACAGTGACTCGCACGCATCTGTGCGCTCAGACAAGGTGTTGCTGCTGCCCTCGAAATCACAGTACAGCGCCTTGAGTTTTTGATCAACGTGAGCCGACCCAAAGCTCATTCCTTTAGATGCAGCCCACAACATATAGAGCAGCCATAAGCTCTTGCCATGCCCATTGAATCCAACTACCTGGATGATGGCACCGGGGGGGATGAACGGGTCAATTAGAAACTTACGCCCATTGGCCAGCTTGCGCAGCTCTGATAGATTGCTTGGACGTATCAGCCGGATGGCTGCGGCACGACCCTTGCGCACCTCGTTCTTATTGTCATACGCTTCTCTGGTCGCGTACTTCTCCGGGTGGTTTCTCTTGTCTGATGTCAGCACCGATAGGAGTACGGACTCAAACTCATCCTTCGGTAGCGCCGCCTCGTAGAACGACAACTGGAACTGCTCTCCAGCCACCCTGGCCTGGCCCTCATCCATCCCTGTGGCTATGCACTCCCCAAGATACCGGACCATCCACGGGTTCCTACCATCGCCTTCACGCAAGCGCCGTCCCAGCACGTCGATGCGCTCGCTGATGCTTACCCACACCGCCTCTCCATAAGTCTTCACAGACGACAAGGACAGGTTATCAAACGACCATTCTCCAGCAGGAGTATGCTGCTGCTGGACCCTACTCTTCACCCCAGGCCAAGTCGGGAGTGATGACGCGAACGCTTCAACCTCTTCATCAGGACAATTGAATGTGTAGCTGTGTTGGAATTTTCCATCCTTGTCGAATTTAACAGACGGAGGGGCCACCACATACCCTCCATCGGCACGTAGATCAAAGCCGGACACATCAGGCCAGTCTCGACCAAGGCCGCCAACCTTGTTTTGGATGCGTTCCTTCCCTCCGGGGTGCTTGAAGTACAGGTGCTGTCCCCGCGTCGTGGCTACGGTCATCAGCGAAAACAGACCGGCCTCCGTCACAGCATAAGTCAGAGCATCCTGATTGTCACAGTCCACCACCACCAGCCCAGATAGATGGCCAGTGATGACCGCTAAGCCAAACGCTGTGGTGCTGCCGCCATTGCCGTCTGGTACGCCATGATCAAACCATGCAGTCACCTCATCCTCGGTGGGCTGCCGATCCTGATACCCCTTCCACTCAACCGCTGGCTTCTTGTCACTCAGGCGCAGCGGGATGATCGACCAGCCCATGGATAGGTAGCGCATCGCAGCGCTCCAGGTTCGTTTTGATAGTTCGTCTACATCTTCGTTACTGGTCATGTGATTCCCATAAAAAAATAATTTCAGGTTGCTTTAAATTGCACTTAATTGTGTCATAGAATTTGTCCTGTTGATTGCAATAGTAAGCAATAAACACTATCCGTAACATATCAAAAGGAACCACATGTCCAGTCCATTCGAGATCATGCGTGACTATGTTGTCACCGAAGCGGCCCATATCCAAGCCAAGGATGCCTATACAGCAGCCCGCAAGGCATTGCTGGAGCTGACCCCCAAAGAAATCGGGGAGTTCAAGGTAGAAGACGAGGGCTTCACACTCACCATCAAGTACCCGGAGAAGGTGGAGTGGGATGCAGAAAGTCTTGATGCTATGTATGGCACTGACAAGCCGGTGTATGTCAAGCTCTCTTACAAGATTGACTTGCGTGATCTGCGCCGCCTGCCTTTACAGGAGCAAGAGAAGCTGAAGCAATGCTATGAGATCAAGCCCGGCACACCAGCCATTGACATCGTGAAGGAATGAGCGTGGCATTTAAACCCATGAACACCAAGGACGAGACCACCTCGTTCCGTAAGTCTCTGCTTTACTCACTGGCTGGCTGGGGTAAGACCACCCAGGCCAAGCACTACCAGGCAGCCTACGGCAAGGGCTTCATCATCTCCGGAGAGGCTGGCCTGTCCTCCATTCGTGGAGCAGGTATCGACTACCTGCCGTTCACCAGCTTCGATGGTGCCTTTGATGAGTCCAAGGGTGTCTACTCGTTCGTGCAAATCTGCCGGATCATCAACTCGCCAGAGTTCAAGGCGGTTGGATACAAGTGGCTTATGCTGGACTCTCTGACAGAACTATCTGACATGGTGTTCGGATGGGCTGATGCCAAGGCCACGGCCACCGCAGCAGCCACCGGCAAGAAGCAGAACGGGTTCGAGGTTTGGGGTGACTACAAGGACCGCATGATCGGAGCTTGCAAGTACATCCGTGACCTGCCGTACCACGTTGTCGTCACTGCGCTCTCCAAGACAAATGAAGATGACAACGGGGACAAGCAGCATATCCCGTTACTCCAGGGTAACGCTGTGCAGGCTCAGATACCAGGCATCTTTGACAACGTGTTCTGCGGCACCACCAGGCTGGTAAAGACCGGTGAAGTGATGACGACTCAGAGGGTTGTTATTACCTCCGCGTTCGGAGGGTGGCAGGGTAAGGTTCGTGACGAATCAGGGCTAATCCAAGCAGTCGAAGAGACCGGAGACATCACCACCATAATGTCCAAGATGGACGCTACTACGTCCTGATAGTTGCCTTCATCGTTTACTTATACATAGGAAAACAAATGACATTCTCATTCTCCAATCTATCTCTCGCTGGCGTAGAGGCCGCTGCTGGTTCTTCGGTCTTGCCGCCAGGTAAGCATGTGGTCAAGGTAACAGAGGCCAAGGTGGAGGACACCAAGGCTGGCACAGGCAAGATTCTCAAGGTGCGGTTATCAGCCAAGGGGGGCGTTATCTCCGACAACATCAATGTGCACAACCCTAGCGCTGAGGCCACCAAGATCGGACTGGAACAGCTCAAGTCTCTGTTGGTTAATGGGTCACATCCAGACCCGGACAACATCGGGGCGCACGGGGTGCAGTCCATCGTTGGTCTAACGGTCGGGGTAATTGTTGGTTCTGAAATGTACCAAGGTGAGGCTCGTTCCAAGGTCAAGGGGTACTGCAAGCCTGGGTCCGTGGTCGTTTCAGCAGCCGCGCCCAGCCCATCTGCATCTCCGGCCATTGGCACCGACGACATCCCCTTCTAACAATCACCATGTCTAGTGGATTTGAATCCATGCTATCCACCTCAGTGGTGGTAGCTCCAACCAAGGTAACGCCAAATGAAACTACTCAAGCCAAAGGCAAAGCCACGGCCAAAGGCAAAGCCAAAGACGCACGAGACTGTGACGACAAAACCGTTTGTCAACCTCAAGGATTTTCTGGCTATGACATCCATGACCTACGCCACCTACAGGAGGCTGCGCATGATGGACCGAACGCCCAGAGAGTACAAACTCTCGGCCAAAGTTATATGGCTGAAGCAGAAGGACGTGGAGCTGTGGCTCAAAAACCCTCTGGAAACTCAGCCGTCTGCGCAGGAGCTGTTGCACTCATCGACATTGCCACGATCAACTCGGAAACCTCCAAGGCAGAGCCGGTGCGTCGGTACATCGGAGCCAGTGGAGTTGGCTCCAAGTGCGATGCCTACCTGTCCCTGTGCCTAAGAGGGTTCCCTGGAGACATGCCTTCCCCGCAATTGCTTCGCATCTTTGGAGATGGAAATCGCATCGAGCACCTGGTGGTTGATGCGCTGCGAGCAGCGGGCCACATCGTCGAAGAGATAGACCCTGCCACCGGGAAGCAGTGGCACTACTCCAGTCACGGAGGGCACCACTCTGCCAGCCTGGATGGATTCATCACCCTGGTTGGCGGGTCAGAACGAATGACTCTGGAGATCAAGAGCATGAACCGGAA